CGACCTGTACATGAATGTATCTAAGGAATTTACTATGAACCGGCCCGCCCTGAATAAGCGATTGGGCCAATTTCATATCTTTTTCACCTATTACAAAACCAAGTACATTATCATTATAACTATCTGATCGATCCCAACTGTTTTTAGGATTTCTCATACCTCTTAAAGCTGCTTCGAAACCAAATACTTCTGTATTATCAAATCTCATTACAAAATGAACCTTTCTAAGATTTTATCACAAGCACCAAGTTCTATTGCCTCTTTAGGGGTCAACCATAGATCATCTTTTTGATGTTCTTTATAATACTCAGGAGTAATAGTTGTATTATCCAATACTATCTGCTTTAATAAATCAAGTTGCTTTAAATAAAAATCAGAAAAATTCCTAAACTTACCTGCATCTGCGGAATTGCCTACATTTCCTTCATGGAAAAGAAAACTTGAGCATTTATACGCATATCTCTTATGTCCACAAATGAAAACAAAAAATCCGCCAGAATAAGCACACCCCATATTTATAGTATAAACAGGTGTCTCAGATAATTTTATAGCATCTATAATAGTAAATGTATCTGTTAAAGAACCACCTTCACTATCTATATATAATTTAATTGGTTCCCGCTTGCTTTTAGGGATACCTTTTTCTGCATCTTGTTGATTCCAAAAGCGTATTTGTCCTTCAATGGTAGAACCGGTACCTGCGGTAATACTATACAAATATATTTCCCGCTTTAAAAATCCATCAAGAGAGATTAAATCATCAGGATTCTTAACATCTTCTTTAATATTTTCTATCATGGCGGGAATTAAATCATCTAAGTCAAATTCAATTATATCTGCATTTCTCTTATCTTCTGCCATTATATATCTCCTTATTTTTATTATATAAATATTATAGCATATTTTTTTTATTTTGTCAAGCCTTTATTACTATTCATACCGTACGTATCAGCTTGATACATGGAAATATAAAATGCTTCTTTTTCATTTAATTGTGATTTTGAGCATTCTTCTAAAAGCTCCCATGAAAAAGACCAAAGACCATATTCTTTCATAGCAGCATAAAGTTTATTACCAGCGGGAGTATCTATTCCTAACCCGCATTTTGCATGTTCTGCCCAACGTTTAGCAATATCAACAGATTGACCAATATAACATTCATTTGTTAAAGTATTGGTAATTTTATAGATTCCTATTACTTCTTTTGTTCCTAATATATCTGCGCTTAATGTCTTTAAAGGTTTTTGAAACCATGTTTGCCATATTAACATACTAAGTATTCTAGGTTTATTAAGAGTCTTTTTAATTGATTCTAATTTAGCTATATCTGACATATCTTCATCCGTTAATGTTAAACAATAATGTTTTATATCTTCTTGTATTTTCTTCTCTCTGCGGGCTGCCTCTATTGCTGCTTGACGTGTAGCTTTAAGATTTTCTATTTCGTCCTTAATGCTTTGCATTTCTAATTCTTGTTGTTGTTTCTTTTCTTCATAAGAAATATTTAATTTATTTACAAAATCAGTATAATGTTCTTGAAGTGCTTCAATTGCTTTATTATACTCTTTATCTGTTTCTTCATATTTTTCATCTAATAAATCACAATAAGATTTATATGCCTGTTTTGAAATTTCTTCTTGACTTTTTATTGATAAACTTAAATTTTCATTTAAGTCTTTAATTCTTGTTTTATAATTTGATATTGTATCTTTGTGTTTATTTATTACACCAATTAAAGAAGAACGTTCTAAATCTAAATCTTGAATATCCTTCTGTAAATCACTTTTCGATAACGATAAATGTTTTATATTTTCTTCAATTTGTTCTTTTTGTTCTTGTATGTTTTTTATATCTTTAAGTAAATCAGAATTGTTTTTTATATATCGTAAACAGAAAAGTGCGGTAATGATTAAAATACAAATTATTATTATTAAAAATACCGTCATTTTTTCTCCTTTAAAAAATAGGGACTAAGTAACCTTAGTCCCTATTAGATATATAAACCCTCCACTAAAGCAGGAGCTCTCTATCTTCACGTATTACTCGCCTGCAAGAACTGCTGCTGCTGCAGCTTCTGCATCAGCCTTTGTAGCTGCTGCGTGATCATAATTAAGACCAGCTTCTGTAGCCTGAATAAACTTAACAGCCTTGTGTGTTCCATCCTCAAGTTCTATCTCAGCGGGAATTCTCTCTGCATAGCCTTTTCTCTGAAGACCAGATGTAACGATACCATTAACTGACTTTACTTCCATACCAAGTGCCTCAGCGATATCAGCTGCTGTCATCTGAGTTCCTGCGTTCTCCTTAAGATAATTCAATACTGTTAAACTGTTCTCTGAAACTGAAACCTTTGCCATTTCTAAAATCTCCTTTGTAATTAAAATAATTTTTTTATTATAATAATTATACCAAAAAATTTTTCATTTGTCAAGTTATTTTCTTCTTCAATCTTAATTTAATTTTTAACAAATTATTTTAATTCTCTGATATATCATTATCTATATAAATATTATAACATATTTTTTTTAAACTGTCAAGTGTAAGTATCAAAAAGAGAAGTCGGGAAGAGTTTACGAACACTCCAACGTTTAAGTTACCCAAAGGCTTTAAGCCAGTTAATTAAAATTAACCGCTTAAACGATTTTATCACCTACTGGCTCCCGCCAGAATCAACTTCCCTTTCTTAACTTACATATATATTATACCAAATTATTTCTCAAAAGTCAAGTGTTATACTTCTAATAGTTCATTTAATTCTTCCTCAGTAATAACTGGAATATTTAGCTTCTTGGCATCAGCACTCTTTCCAGTAGTAGAATTCTTATCATTACATACTAAATAATTAGTTTTACTTGATACACTACCTGTTACCTTCCCACCGCGCGCTTCAATATCTGCTTTTATATCATCACGTTTTTTTGAAAGCTTTCCAGTAATGACAAAATTCATTCCTTCTACTGTTTGTTTTTTATTATCTTCTTCGGGAATAATAAAATTGAGCATTTCCGCAATTCTATCAGCCATAATATAATCATACTTATTAAGACTGTTTTCAATACCAACCCCAAATCCATATAAATCGGACCATCGCCCACTAATAGCTTCCCTGAAATCATTCCACGTTTCATAATATTTAACAATCTCTTTTGCTATTGTTAATCCTACTAAAGGAATTCCGAGGGCACTTATATAATTTTCAAGTCTACAAGTTTTTGATTTTTCTATTGCGTCCAAAATTTTCGTAACGCTTGTAACTCCAAACCCTGGCTTATTGATCCATTCATCTCGATGTCCTTTTAAGAAATATAGGTCATAAGGACTTTCAATCCAACCCCATTCAATTAACTGCTCTATTGTTTTCTTAGAAAGACCTCTAATATCTAAACCCTTAGCCCTATCACAATAATGATCTATGATATTTACTAATTTACCGGGGCATGATGAATTTGTACAAATTGCAGTTATACTATCAAAATCTGAAATTAGTTTCACATCACCACCGCATATTGGACAAAACATAGGTACTTGTCCATTTGGTAATATGTGATCGTGTGGGATGTCATTTTTTTCTGCTCGTTCTATTTTAGGTATAATCTGATTTCTTTTGCTTACATATATTTTTTGATGAGATTCTGGACATTTACCTAAAGTATCCCACATTACAGATACATTACTTAAATTTGCTCTGCTAACAGTAGAACCATCTATATCAATAGGCTTAAATATAGCTACTGGAGTTAATATTCCAGTTCTACTCATACTCCATTCTATATCTAAAAGTTCTGTTTCATATTCTTCGTCATAAAATTTAAAGGCAATCCCGCCATTAGGATGATGAGCGGTTGAACCTAATGAATTATAATATTCTGTGTCATTATATTTTATAACTAAACCATCAATAGGATAACCTTCATCTTTACACCAGTCAATAATGTGTGTTCTTGTATTTTCAAAATCAATTTGAATAGTGCCTCCGGGAACAGCAATGAAACTTAAATTCTGTAAAAACTGCATTTTAAATACAAAAGTTTTATACAAAGAATTAATAATATCCCATGCAATAAAAGTAAGACCGGCTTCTTCACATTCTTTTGAATTTAATCTTCTTATAGCGCCAGCTGCAAAATTACGAGGGTTTTTATATTCTCCTTTAAATTTTTCAAAAGTTTTATAATCACAAATTATTTCACCGTCAACAATTAATTTATCTTTATAACTAATTTTTTTAGGTATAGAACGAATAACCATAGCATTATGGGTTATGTCCTCACCTTCTTCACCATTTCCGCGGGTTTCCGCCCTAATAAGTCTACCATTTTCATATAAAAGGCTACAAGTTAAACCATCCATTTTAGCCATACAAACACATTCTTTATCGCCAATAAAAGATTTTATTTCATTTTCATCTTTTGTTTTAGCAAGAGAAAGCATAGGATGATTATGCTTAACTTTCTGTAAGGCGGGAACCGTTTGATAATGAATTTTTTGAGTAGGAGAATCTGGATTTATATAACCAGTTTTCTTCTCTAATTCATAAAGGTCAAAATACATATCGTCCCATTCTTCATCAGATATTTCTGGTAATCCTATATTATAACAATCGGTAAAATAGTTTAAATCATCAACTAGAGTATCTATTTCTTTTTTTAATTTTTCATCATTTATCATATTAAATTAGTAGCCTCCGCCAATACGGTTTTAAAATTTTTTCTTTCAGTTGCAGTATCAATGGTAATTCTATGGTAATTAGGAATTTTAGATAATAAACCTCTATTGATTTCTACTCCTAGATTAAATACTGTATAACCACAAGTATCACTTGCTAAATTTATATGATTTCTTTTTTCTATTCCTTTTTCACCATGACAATGACCATGAATATTTATACAAAAATCTTCTAAACCAAATATTGGTTCATGTGAAAGAAGAATTCTATCTGCTATGAAAAGTGGACCAGTAAATATTTCTCCAAAATGCCAATCAATTTTACTTAATACATCGTGATTTCCTGTTAATAAAACTTTATGACAATATAATTCATCTAAATAATTAGCATCACCAACATCACCTAAATGAATTAATGTATCACTCTTTCTTACTATCGATTTTATAATATCCATATGTTCTTTTGGAGTAATCCAATTAGGATCCATATATTTACAATCAAAATCATCAAAATGCGTATCTGAAATTATATAAATGCTACCTGTTTTGCACCACTTTTGAAATTCAGGATATAAACTTTTTATCATTTTTTCTCCTTATATTACCTTTATATATATTATTATATCATATTTTTTTATAAAAGTCAAATAGGAGAAGTATAAACTTCTCCTATTATATTATATTTTAGTAGTTGAAATAATTTTATTCTTAAAAAGAATATTACCCTGAGCTATTTTACCCATAATAGGAATATCAGTAGCAGAAATACAAAGTGAAGTTTTTAAGCCAGATATCAATATATTATCTTCATCTGAAACCATTGCAGCACCAACCAAGTTTCCTTCGCCTTTATAAACTAAAGTCCCTTTCCCTCCGCGGGCTTGGATAGGAAATTCTTTAAGTTCTACCTTTTTACCATATCCTCCATCAGAGAATACAGCAACTTGATCTGTTTCCTTATGCACTGGCATTCCTGCTACTACATAATCGCCTTCCGCCAATTTAATAGCTTTTACACCTTTTGCAACTCTACCGACAGGAGATATACTATCAGTTCCAAATCTTATACTCATACCATCTTTTGTAACGATAATCATATCTTCTTTATCTTGGAAGATAATATCTATAACTTCATCACCGTCATTAACAGAAGTAGCTATAATCCCTGTGTTTCTATTGACTTTAACATATTCTTCAAGGAAACTCTTCTTTATCATACCCTGTTTAGTAATAAAGATAACATACTGTGGAGTTGTCTTACGATGTAATGTACTAACGGCTACAACTTTTTCTCCAGGCTCTATCTTAATTAAATCACCAATGTATGTTCCTTTTGTCGCATTTGTACCTTCAGGTATGTTACTTACTATTGTACGATAAAGTTTTCCTTTATTTGTAAATACCATAAACATATCAACAGTATTCGTCTTTATAATATCAAGGATAGCATCATCATTAGTCTTAGCCCCTTTACCGCCCTTCTTCTGGACCTTAAAGGATGACACCGGTACCCGCTTAACTAAACCAGATTTAGTGGTTACTACTACAACATCTTCTGGAGTAATCTCAGATACTTCTTTTTCTTCTTTTGTTATTTGAATTTGCTCTAATCCCGTTCTGCGGGCATCGCCATATTTTTTGACTAAATCAGTCAATCTTCTCCTGATTTCAGCAAGTTGAAGATCTTCAGACTGAAGTAATGTCTCATAATCAGCTATATCATCATAAAGACTATTCTTTTCACTCTCAAGTTCAATTTTTTCCAGTTTTGCTAATTTAGCAAGACGCATGTCAAGAATTGCTTTAGCCTGCACATCTGAAAGATTATACTTTTCCATTAATGCTTCTTTTGCTTTGGCAGAACTTTCTGAACTTTTAATTAAAGTTATTACATTGTCAATATCTTCAAGAGCGATTAATAAACCTTCAACTATATGAAGCCTATCTTTTGCTTTCTTTAAATCAAAATTAATTTCTTTTTTAAGACAATCTTTATTGTGGTCAAGATAAATTTTAATGCAATCAGCTAATGTCAATTCAGTAGGTGTCTTATCTACTAAACCAACTTGATTATAAGAAATACTATTTTGTAAATTAGTTTTTGCAAATAATTTATTTACAATAGCTTCTGGAGCGGAAGTTTTCTCACATTCAATTACAAGGCGGATACCCTTTTTATTACTTTCATCTCTAATTTCAGAGATGCCTTCAATTTCCTTTTTATCACAAACTTCGCTAATTTCTGCAAGTAATCCTTCTATTGTTGTACCATAAGGTATTTCATAAAAGATAATTTTATTATCTTCTACTTCATATCTACCTCTTACTTTTACTGATCCGTGACCAGTCTTAATAATCAGCGGGATATCGTTCTTATTGATGACAATACCACCGGTAGGGAAGTCTGGACCGGGAAGAGTAGGCTCCTTACCATCTATATAATCATATATTGCCTGTGCAACCTCACATAAATTGTGCGGGAGCCAGTTACATGCAATCGCTACACCGATGCCCGCATTAGGATTGCACAAGAGATTAGGAAAGATTGCAGGTAAAGTTTCAGGCTCTTCAAGTGTTTCATCATAGTTTGATACAAAATTTACATTTTTCTTTTTGATTCCCGCAAGCAAACCATCTTCTGCAATCAAACTTAATCTTGCTTCTGTATATCTTGCGGCGGCCGGACCATCACCCGCGATATTGCCATTACTACCGTGCCAGTCAATTAAAGGGTATCTCAACACCCAAGGCTGACTTAATCTAACCATTGCGCCATATATGGACGAGTCACCGTGCGGATGGTACCTGCCCATCACATCACCGACGATTCTAGCACTCTTGACATGAGGTTTAGAGTATAATCTACCTTCTTCAAAAGCAGACCATAGAATACGTTTAGCAACGGGTTTCAATCCTGATCGTGCATCAGGGATAGATCTGTCAGAGTTAACGGCAACCGCATATTCTATAAAGTTAGTTGATAATTCTTTTATTAAATCATTTAACAAATTTTTATTCTCCTTTAATCTTATTCGTTTATAGAGTTTTCCGGTTGATTGTTATCTAATAATGTTATATTAATTCTATTATTAAAATATTTATCACATAAAGCTTTAATAAAAATTAAAGCATCATCAATTCGCATATCTCTTGCAATAATTTCATTTTCCCATGCTACCTTGTACTTTTTTTCTTCCATAAATACCTCTTTCTATTAATTCTTTTTCAATTTGAAATTTAGTGGATTGTCTATCTTCTTTAGGTATGTAATCAGGGCATCTTGCGTCACAAAACTCGCAATAAGCTTTTGCTTTACAACAATCATTTCTATTCATTATTCATACCACTCCTGTCGCTTCTTTACTATGCTTTTTAATAAATTCTTTTCTGGCAACTGAACCAGAACCCATCAATTGCTCAAATAATACGTCAGCCGCTTTAGCATCATCAACAGTTATCTGCTTGATGATACGATTATCAGGACTGGTTAATGTTTCTTCGGTCTCGTCCACAGACATTTCACCTAGTCCCTTTAGACGATTGACCAAAAACTTCCGTCCTTTATGACTAGCTTTAAATTCTTCAAGTGCTTCATCATTTTTAAGATATTTATATTCTTTACCTATTGTTACTTTATAAAGCGGAGGAACTCCCGCGTATACATACCCGTCCTTAATCAACTGCGGACAGAAGTTCCAGATGAATGTGTAGAACAGGTTCTTGATATGCGCGCCGTCAACATCAGCGTCCGACATAATAATTATTTTTCCATACCTAAGATCTTTAGGGGAGTATGTAATTTTCATAGTCTTAGGATCTATTTTTAATCCAAAAGCATCAATCATTGAAACTATTTCAGCATTTTTCTGAATCTGAGCTAAAGTTGCTTTCTGACAGTTAAGAATCTTCGTATTTATCCACTATTTCTAGTGGTACTGACTAACTCTTACCCTATAACTTTGTCAAAGTTTTTAAACGGGCACTCCATTTCCCAAAACGTACTAATAGTTTCAGTACTCCCAGTCTAACCCGGGATAGTCGATACATGAATTAATCTACATTTTTATAAGTCTGTTTTTTTACAATTCTCATTATTGTATTGGCAGAAACATTAAATTGTTTACCTAATGCATCATAGCTTATAGAACCTTTTTTATAAGTTTCTCTAATATATTTTACTTCGTCAACTGTTAATTTTGCATTAGTATATCTAATTTGATTTTTTTGTGGGATATTACCTACGGTAGTATATGTATGACCAAATATAATTCTTTTAAAAGTCATTAAATCACTATATCTATCTTGATAATCTTTAAAAATTTGTTCTGGAGTTTCTCCATCAATGTATCTTTGTCTAATTTTTAAAACTTCATCATTTGTTAATTTTGCTCTAGGATGATTTTCACTTTGTAAAGATTTATTTTTTTCACGAGTTTTCTGTCTTTTTAATTCGGTTTCTTTACTATGTATATTTGAAGACCAGTTTTGCCCGCCTTCAGTTGAATTATATCCATTTTTAAAAGTATCGAATTGTTTTATATATTTTTGTTCTAAAGCGTCTAATTCATTTTCTTCACAAAGTTCTAAAATAATTACTTCAAAATTATCTAAACCATACTTTCTAAGAGCTTGATAAAATTTTGTATTATAACAACAATTATTTGTATTGTTGTAGTCACATAAATGATGTTGTTTAAATCTTTTTTTAATATTTTTTGATTGACCAATATATTTATGTTGGTTAATTAAATTAACTACCATATATATTCCAGTCTTTTCAGGTAATGATTCAATATTTTTCATATCGTTATTCCTCCTTATATTATATATGAAAAATATTTTTAATCATTTATATACTTTTGTCCCACTTTAGTATTTTAGTAGATTAATAATTTCACACGGGATTAACTTCGCCTAAACTTGTTTTGACATTCAAGTGTAACGGTCAGCCTTCCCCGTTAGCCATCTTAATGATGACCCCTACCAGTTAGTAGGTTAGAAGTGTAGAGGCAAGTTTTTATCGTTTACCTCGAACAGGCAATACTGCTTGAGTGGCGTTATCTCTAGCTGACTTAAGGTTACCTGATGCGGAATCACCCTCGGTTATATAAATTTCACATTTAGATCTATCCTTCCCATAGCAATCTGCCAATTTAGAATCAACTTTTAATACCTTTTCTTTCTTTTTCTTTTCACTTGCGCGAGCTGCATCTCTAGCCTTTTTAGCTGCATCTCTAGCCTTTTTAGCACCAATCGCTTTTTCTGCAATTATTTTAACTTCTTTTTCATTTGATGACATCCAATATTGAAGATGTTCAACAAATGCCACCATAATTGCTTTAGTTTCGATTGATGTTACTCTTGACTTAACCTGTGCATCATATGCAACACTAGGAGCTGTCACATTGAATACAAGATATAAACCTTCTTGTAAGTCATCGCCGGACAAATTCTCGTCTTTTTCTTTAAGCCAGCTCTTATCACGGAAGAATTTATTCATTTCTCTTGTGATCGCGGTCTTAAGCTGAGTGATGTGAGGTCCGCTCTCTGTAAGTCCAGAGTTTACATAAGACACCAAAATACCACTATAATTAGTGGTGTACGTCATTACCAAATCAAGACTAAATTTATCTTCATTCCAGTTAATTGCAAGTCGATGGTCGATAATTTCTTTACCCTTAACAGCTTCATCAACCAAATCATTTAAACCATTCTTACTTACAAATACTGTCTTTTGTCCTTTATAATCTAGATCAATTGTTAAACCGGGACAAAGACAAGCAACTGTTTTGAACAAACTTTTTACTTTTTCTATTTCAACATCTACATTAGTGAAAAATTCTTCACTCGGAAGCCATTCTACATAAGTACCGGATATTCCACCAGCACCCTGAGTTCTTTTTTCAAATACGCCTTCTTTAAAATAATCTTCTTCCCACTGTCCATCTCTTATTGTCTTTACACGAAGCCAATGTGATAGATAAGTTGTAATCTTACTACCGATACCGAATGATCCTAATGAGGTTCCCTCATAGGTGCCATCCTCTCGATATTTTCCGGATGTATTTAGGACGCTGAATGCGGCCTCTAGAATTGTTTTGCCATCATCTCGAATCGAGTTAGGAATGAAACCCTGTCCATAATCTCTTATACTACACTGTCCATCTTCATAAATATTAACTTCTACTTTATCACCATGACCTGCTCGAAATTCATCGACTGCGTTTGAAAATATTTCGATTAGCAACTGGGTCGAGTATGTAGTATTACCACAATATACTCCAGGTCTAAGTCTGGTAAATTCCAATGGTGATAAACTTTCGATCGAGTCTTCTGTGTATAATTTTCCCATATATTTTTTCCTTTCTCAATCATATATAATAATTATAACATATTTTTTTTCGGTTGTCAAATTTTCTTTTTTACCTAAGCCTTTGTATTTAACTGTACTGAAAATAAAGGTAGATTCATGGACAAGTTATCACTTTTAGTAAATTTTTTTCACCATTTAAGCTGTGGTTTAAAAATAAGCAAAAAAATATTGGGAAGATAAAATCTTCCCAATATTTAAGGCATTATTAATTTCCCAGATTTCATTAATCCTAATAATTTAGTATTTTCAAAATATGCTCCAGAATAATTTTTTATTCCATTGGCTTCCGCAATTTTTGCTCTATTTTCTTTAGAAGAATCTACGTTAATTGCTTTTAATGCAGCTACAATAGAAGTACAAGATTTATCACAAGCTGGATAATATTTAGTTTTTAAATCCTTATCAAATAATTCTTTTTCAGCTAATCTTCTGCGGGTAAGTCCTTTAAGAACCTTACCTTTTGCTTTATTATGATTAGGTATATCATCACTTATCTCTTGTATTGTTCTTTTTCCATTATCAACTAATTTATTAATAGAACCTATGTTATAAGCATATGATACCATAGCATCATATTGATTTTGTGTAAAATGATATATTGGCATAAATTTATTTACATTATTTTCAAATTTTTGTAAATCTTGTTTTAATAATAATATTGCAGTAGACTGATCAATTACCATGCCAGGAGTTACGCCTCCAGTATGTCCATAACCAATAGTCCATATACCAACAGGATCTTGATAAGCACTTAATTTACATCCTTCAAAAGAAGTAATTAATTTAATACCATTCGCACTTGTTTTCATAAACCTAAAGCCCCCTCTAATGCTTTTTTAGTTTGCGGGCCGTATTCTCCATCGACTTCGAGATTATGTTTTGTTTGAAAATCCTTTAAAGCATTTTCAGTCTTTGGACCAAAATCCCCATCTTCAATTAACTTATAACCAATAAAATTTAAAGCTTTTTGAATCATAAGAACTGAATTACCTTTTTTACCTTTTTTAATAATTCCATTAGGCAGCTGTATTACAATAGGATCTTTGTAATCAGGTCTTCCATAACCCGCTATTCTGCTATAACCAAGAGTATAGCTTTTTTTAGCAACGGCTCCACCATTTGCTTCAAGAGTGGCTCCGCTATTAGTATTACCTTCTATTGTGTATACTTTTGTATTATCTACTTTATAAACAAGACCTACATGACAGATCCTGCTATTATTTTTAAAGTATATTATATCGCCTATTTGAGGAGTTTTATACCATTGTTTGGCATTTTTAAAATATTGTGCGGATGTTGGTGTATAAAAAGTATGCGTTGGCATTTTTAATAATTTTTTAGCTTCAGTATCACCATATGCTTTAGTAAAACACCAAATTATAAAACATAAACACCAAGGTTGTCCTTGAAATGCAGGGTATATATCATCCCAATATTTAGTATAATTTCTATTTCCCGCGTTTACTGTTTTACTTTCTAAAGAGTTTTTACTATTTTTTTCAAGATACCCTATTTCATTTGCTGCTACTTCTATTATCTTACTTATATTATACATATTATACATTCACCTCAACTTTCTCTAATAATTCATGCGCGTTATCCATATGGGCTTCTGAAATATCATCAAGATTTTGTAACATAGATTCTTCAATTCTGTCACAAATGTCATCATTATTTAATCCATATCGTTGACGGAATTTAATAATACTTTTATAAGCACCAACATAAATTTTTACTGAATTTTCTGCTTGTGCTTTTTTAAAATACCAAACAAAAGTGGTTGCTAGTATGGCACCACAAATCCCAATTACTGAAGTAACAATCATAGGATCAAGTTCTGGGGCGGCTAGCGCCATAATTAAAGCTATACATAAAAAGAAAATTGAAAATATAACAGCAAAAATAACAATAATTTTGCTAAATTGTATGTATTCAACTTCTGTATTGCCAATTCTATGCTTTGATTTTTTACCCATTTTCTCACTTCCTTAAAAACTACATTTTTTCTGCTCTATCTGCAATTTTACTACGGTAACAATTTTTTAAAGTAACTTCACCATAATAATTTTCTCCTCTAAATACTTCAGATAGTCTGCGTAATCCATTATTATAACCCGCATAAGTATTCATATCAACCTGAGTATTGTCATCTCCTTCAATAATAACTTTAGTATTATCATCTATTCTTTGGAGTATTAATTTCATCATATCTTTTGTCGTATTTTGAGCTTCTGTTATGTAAATACCTGCATTAAGTCCACTAGTATCTAAACCTCGGCAGTCTGCAACAGGTATCAAAACTAATTTTTCTTCAGAGATTAATTTTTCTACCATGGACATATCACCAATTTTAGTTAAAAGAAATTTACCAATTTGACTACCTAATATTTTCTCTGTTGCGGATCCCGGTAAAAAACCAAATTTACACGAGTCTTTTGTAGCAACAGGGTTTACAAACATAACAATTTTATCAATTTTTCCTAATTCTAACTCATGGAAGAAATAACTTAATCCTATAAGACTTTTGCCAGTTCCCGCACGACCACGCAAAACTGTTAATTGATTTCTTTTAATACTATCAAGTGCCAATCTTTGATAGATATCTTTAGGTTTTAATTCTCCCATCATTTTTGATTCCAAATTATACCAAGATATATCTTTATATTCTTTTCCAGTCCAAAGATATTGATAAATAATATTTTCATCATTATCTTTTAATATTAAATATTCATTGGGTAATAAGTTATATTTATTTTCATTAGTTATGTATATAGAATTATAAAATTCTGCCAATTCTTCTTCTGTTAAAGTAATTTCTTTATATCCAGTATATTTTTTTTGATTTTTATAATAAGATTGTACTTTCATACCTAAAAGAGAAGCATATACAGCACAATTATTATCATTTGTAATAAAAATACCACTGCCTAAATCTTTATTTACTAAAAAGTAGCTATATGCAGTTATAACTATTTTAATATCATTTGTGGCGGGCAAGGCTTTTTCTTTAATTATTTCATCATGTTTAGTTAAATAAGGGATGATTTTAAAATTATTATAATACTTTCTTATCATCCAGTTTATTAATTTCGCTTTACTCTTAACACTATCATCTTTTGTTTTTGACTCTTTTATATTATTTAATTCTTCTAGGCTTATAGAAGATAAATAAAAAGAAGAATTTTCATTAATATCTTTTTCTTCTAATTCTAAAAGACTACAAGTGTCATAAAAAAGTATTTTTTCCATTAAAATAAATCAATCCTTTCGATATTTATACTTACGTTAATAAATAAAAATTTGGGCAGGAAAATTATTTTTTCCTGCCCATTTTGTTACGATTCTTTTTCTTTTAAATGTTTTACTTTAGTTTTAAATTCTTCTCTTGCTTTAATAGAGTCTTTTATAAATTGTTTAACCATTTTTTTATGAGTAATAAGTCGATTAATTTCAATTTTTTTTCGATTTAATTGTTTATACATACATTTAGTAGTTTCTGAACTTGGATCAAAATTTTTATAACAAGCTACTGCTTTAATGAAATTTTCTATTACTTTATATTCATTTCTTTTTGTTTCAATCATATCATTAATAGCTTTTATTGTTGCTCGCAATTCCGCGATTCTACAACCAAAAATATGCGACCAGTCGTCCCCTTCTGCAAGATAAGCTATTCCAAGAAATTCCTTTTTACCTTTTCTTAACCAAACTCTACTTATTCCTGTTTTTTCATCTGCCTTTGCATCGACAAATTTAATCATTGATTTTCTCCTTAATTTTTATTATTATATCATCTAACAACCACGGTTTGCAGTTATTAGTATCTAACTCAGTATGAAAAATTAAACCTTTATCCCAATCTGCAAAAGGATCTTGATCATGACGATGACCGCATAAATTAATAGTTCTAGCTTTAAGTGGTTTATCGTAATCAAGATTATCTGTTAATGTAGGATAATGAGTTAAAAAGAAATTCATTTTTTTATATCTTAAACGATACGCATAATCAACAGATACAACATTCCATAATTTTTTATAAAGTTCAATGCGGGTATCGGTACAGTGATTACCTAATATAATATGAATATTACCATTAAGTTGTGATAAACATGATAAACCGTAGTCATTATTTCCTAACATAACATCCCCAAGATGAAAAACTTCATCTTCTGGTTTTATTATTTTATTCCAATTTTCTATAATTGTTTTATCATGTTCCCAAATATTATTAAATCCTCTCGGATTATATAAAAATATTTTATCATGCCCAAAATGAGTATCACTCGTAACATATATATTGGGTTGTGTCTTCATTTTCGTCTATTTCCTTCCAATGATAACCATAAGCTTTTTCTGTGCGTCCATTTAAACATCTCCTAACATTAGGATGTGCACTTTTATTAAAAAATTTATCTATATCTGACATTTTTTTAAAAAGAATGTTTTTTTCTACTAATAAAATTGGTTTATTGTACTTTTTCTTATAAATATTTGATGTAGATTTTAAATTTTTATAATCTATATTTTTACTTTTTAATGCACAATAAACTACTTGATCATAAATATTAAAATATTTACATGTTTCAAGTAAAGAGTTTCCATGAGATAAATAATAATTTACTATATCATTATAATTATATTTACATTGTCCATCTCCACCTAATGTTGCATTATATCCTGAATTATAACTATCATAAAAATTAATCCAATATATTTCTTTTTGTTTTAATTCTTCATTATCTTTTGTATAATCTATTTCTTCTACAATAAAATTTTCTATTCCATATTTTCTTATAGCTCTATGGATAGGTAAATCGTAATCTTTATGACTAGGTAAAAAAGATGCTTTACAATGTTCTTTCCATCTATGAACAATAGAAATTTCTGTTTTACCAATATAAATTTTATTAGTGGTGTTGCAGGTAATTTTATAAATATAGCCCATGTATGATATTCTCCTTTTATATAATATTTTCTAATATATATGAAAAATATCATGACACGGTGTCATAAATTTGACCAATTTTATTACCATACCTCCTGTATTCTAGTAAAACCTTCTTCTAACTCGGGTTCTTCAAAATGTTCTATCATATTTTTTAAGGTATCTTCCGGCACCTTAGTTAATCCCTCTCTTTTATTATTATACTCAATACATTTTGAAAATGGTGTACGCATCCAAATTCCAATAATTTCAAGATTATTTATATTTGTTAAATTTTTAAACATTTTATGGCGGGAACCCCATGTCATATGAGTAGCATCTATAATTACATCATTACCCGCCTTTAAATTTTCTCTTATCTTTTGAACAAAAATTTTATATACTTGATTTTCTTTACTAAAATAAGTATCTCCTTCTTTTAAAAGAGAAAATCTTATCTCATCTCTTGAAATACAAACAATATTTCGCTTTTTATCTGTATAATTAATATATTTAATTAAATTTTTTGCGTATGTACTTTTTCCGGAACCCGGAACGCCAATCATCATATATGCTTTCATTTTTTATTCTCCACAATATCTATAAAATCTTCTTGTGTCAATCCTATTTTATTAAGAACACTAATTATTGAATGTTTGAATATATTATAATCTTCATTTCGATATCCATTTTCATTAAAATTTTTTCCATAAAATTCTAATAAAAAATCTTGATGATTATATTTTGTAGAATTCGGTTTACATTCTACAAAATTTACTTCGTCATTACACTTAAAGCACCACATCTTCTTTAAATGCCCTGAAGCCCTGTCTTTGTTATGCGGTCTAGGAATAAAAAACTGTTGACTCGCACCACATTTAGTACAAAAAAATTCATCATCGTAATGAACCGTTCGTTCATTTTTCAAATAAATCACCTCTTTCATAATTATATAAATATTATAACATATTTTTTTTAAATTGTCAAATAAGCATAAAAAAACAGGGAAAGAAAAATCTTTCCCTGTTTAAAAAAATCGGTAATTAACCAAGTAATGATAAAATTCCAGACTGTGACTGGTTAGCTTGAGCAAGCATAGACTGTCCAGCTTGTGCAAGAATATTATTCTTACTGTATTCTACCATAGCGCTAGCCATATCAGTATCACGAATCTGTGACTCCGCAGCGGTAGTATTTTCAACGACATTATCAAGGTTCTTGATAGTATGTTCAAGACGATTTTGAACAGCACCAAGATCAGACCTCTGCTTAGAAACAGAAGCTATTGCATTTTTAATACTATCAATAGCAGAACCCGCACTAGAAGTTGTAGTTACATTAATACTTCCTACTCCAATACTGGATGCACTCATATTATCAATACTAAGACTTATAGTATTATTACTATGTGCTCCAACTTGAAGATTTTTGCTAGTAAAAGTTCCATCTAATAATTTTTGGTTATTAAACTCAGTAGAATCTTTCACTCTATTGATTTCAGAAGTTAATGCCTGAATTTCACTCTGAATAGCATTTCTATCTTCAGAAGTGTTAGTATCATTCTTAGCTTTAACTGCAAGTTCATTCATTCTCTGAAGCATGTCCTCAACTTCATTGAGAGCACCTTCTGCTGTCTGAACTGCTGAAATACCATCCTGCGCATTTGCGGAAGCCTGTGTGAGACCACGAATCTGGCTCCTCATCTTCTCACTGATTGTCAATCCAGCCGCATCATCAGCAGCTCTGTTGATCTTGTAACCTGATGATAACTTCTCTGTCTGCTTTGCCTGTGCTGATGTTGTTACTCCTAACTGTCTGTTAGCATTTGCTGCTGTCATATTGTGTTGTACTACCATAATAAATACCTCCATGTATTTGTATATTATAAAATTCATCCTTGAATTTTATTTCTTATTATTAGGGGTAGAAATTAATCCACCCCTCTTATTATTATTCAGTTTTATTTATGGACTGTTATTTACTTTTGCCCGAATTCGTCCAAAAAATGGGTAAAATTTTCTTCACCTTCAGGGTATTCCACTGTCATGCCTTCTGCGGGGTTTATAGAAATAACTCCAAGTATAGACTTTGCATCAACTACAAATTTACCTCTTCGAGCAATTACATCTCCTTCGATTTTTTGAGCTTCAATAGCAAACTGTGTTATATCAGATATCTTATCTAAATATATAACTTTAGAAACCAATGGACCGTTCCTCCTTTCCTAGACTCTAGCCATGATACTTCGCCAAGAACTCGTTGTCAACTGCTTTGAACGACTTCTTTCCATCCATAGTCCTGAATACAAGACCTTCACGAGGTAATCCATCAATCTGTGAAGCACCTCCCGCCATAGCCAAAATTTCTTCGCAAGATGCTGGTATATCACTTAACCCAAGAACTGGAACATACGGTACTCCATATTTTGCCATTATGGCTTTTCCATCCTCAGGATTCAGTCGAGTAGTTGTTCCATCTTTATTTCCAATAATCACATTGAAAACTGCAAGGTTATGGTCATTACCGTACTTACGCTTCTGGATAGAACCGCCATAGGTTTCACCCTGTACGGTAACAAAATTGGCGCCAGCAAAGTCCTCATTGATTAGAGAGGTCAATACATCTTCCATGTGATATTTTTCTGCCATTTCTATATAAACATTTCCGTCAGTAGCCTCATAATAACATTTCTTCGGCTTATCAGGAATGTTCATAACTACATTACGAGAACAAACAAAATAGTCTAACTTTCTTCCGTTTTTCTTAATAGTAAAAGTGGTGCTAGTTCCGTCAATCTTTTCAGTTAAATACCATTTTTCTTTTGAATATTCGTCAAGCATATGAGTAAGATTTTGTACTCTTTCCTCATCTGTCTTGACTACCCACTGGGGCCACTCCTTCTTCTTATCAGACTTTTTTCCTAAAAAGAAGAAAAGAACTTTCTTACCCCAAGATTTCTTGTATATAAATTTAATAACAGGGTTCTGGAAGAGCTTAGGGTGCCTTCCCGCCATTACCTTGTATTTATCAATTCCTTTACCTTTTCTTTTATTGTCATCTGCGTCTGCATAAACGACACCAAGCTGCTGAGTAAGAAAAGCAGAGTCGGTGTCAGGGATATGCTGAACACCATTATTATCTACGATAAAAGAAAATCCACCAGCAAATTGAGCACTCTCAATAGTCCAACCAAAATCTGCGGCAGCCATTAACAATCCCTGAGAGAAGAAATGACCTTCACCCGCTTTAAACTTCTGAGTCTTAATCTTATAATTTCTTTTTTCAAGGAACTTAAAAGGTTCTACTTCAGGTAACTTAGAGTCAATCTCGAAGTAAATTGCGGGATCGCCTACGCGCATACTATCCTTAGGCACCATGCAGGTCCAACCGCCAACCCGCGCACATTCAACTCTATCTTTACCTTCAATAGGCTCAATACCATCTACATATACTACATATGCCAATTCTCTTTCTTTTGTAATAGGATGTAACATTATTTTATTCTTCCTTTTTTATTATAAATTTACTTGTTTCTAATTTTAAATCTTTTATTGTTATTTTATTTAAATAATAATAAGGTATTCTTATTATAGGTATATTATTATTTATACACCATAAATTTTTTATTTTATCATAATTTTGAATTTGTGTTAAACTTTGTTGAAAAAAATTATTTTCTTCATAATGTTGTTTACCATCAAATTCAATAATATATTGATTATCAACAAAAAAATCAAATCTAGCTTTTTTATTACTTGGTAAAATACAATTATCAAATTGTTTTTCACGTTCAAAAGGAATATTATTATTTAATAATATTTTACTAATTTTTTCTTCTCCATAAGATTTTAAACAACCACAAGATTTTGTGTCACCTTTTGTTAAACAATTTGAAGTAACATATGTTATGTTTCCACAATCACATTTACAAATCCAGACTGGGCTGCCATTTTTTCTAATATCTGTAAGCTCTAAAACAGTTAATTTTCCAAATTTTTGACCAACTAAATTTTTTATATTATTTTTTGCTAATTCTTGACAATGTTGTTTTACTTTTTCAGATTTTAATATCCCTTCTTGGCGTTTTTCAAAGCCATAGCATCCACAAGATTGAGTGTTCCCGGTTCTTAAACATTGACCTCGTACAGATATTATATTTCCACAATCACATTTACATTTCCACCATGCTTGACGTGATTTATCTTTTTTATCTAAATCTCGTTCTAATACTACTAATCTATTAAAGCGTTGTCCTGTTAAATCTATTGCTTTTGCCATAATTTTTCCTCCTTTATTTTTCATAAATAAAGGAATTTTATTAATGTTAAATTTAAAAGGTTTGACCACCATTCTTATTTAACATTTTTTTATACCTTTTTCACCTATTAAATATACTGCTTCTGTATCTGTTCTTTGAATTAAATATAAAACATAGTTAATTGCTAAATGCTTATTAACTGCGATAACTTTGAAGTAACTATTTAAACTATCTTCAAGACCGCTACCCCAACGATAATGTAAAGCATATTCATACGGAATATTATATTCCTTAAACCAACCATCATAATATTCATAAAGTTCGCCATCATCTACTATTTTAACAGTATTACCCACTTTAATAGGTTCTTTTATTTCTGTATATTTCTTTAATTTTTCAATAAAATACTCTTCTGTAAGAATAGCTTCTCCATTCATTGTCTCCCATTCTATAATAATAGAAGAGTTTTTAAAGCCAATTATATGACCTTCATATCCATCATTTTTTAAAATGAAAGTTTTATCTTTATTTTCATTGACAAAAGCTAAAATATTATCTGAAATCATTTATTTTCCTTTTTCATCTTTTCTAATTATATTATAACAAATTTTTTTAAGTTTGTCAAATTTATTCTTCCTTGAAGAAAAAATCATATATTTCTTCAACTGTCGTTACATCATGATCACCTACGTCTGCAACGTCAAATTCAGCAAGAGCAAAAAGACAATCCATAATATTTCCATACTTATCATCATAATTATCAGAAATAAAAGATTCTAAAAACGTATATGCGGGATCCGAATAATTAGCTATAT